CTGAACTACCCGAGTTTGGAATGGCTCTGTAAGCTGTATTCAGTCAAGGACCCTGTCGCCATGTTTGAGGGCGTGCAGGTGATGGAAATGGCCGCCTTGTCCGTCCTGAACAAGAAAAGCAAATGAGCCAAGTCACGGAACTGCTAGTCAGGATCAAGCAGCAAGGTGACGAGCAGCTCACCAGGCTTCAGAGCAGCCTGAAAGGCGTTGCGCAGCAGACTGCAGCGGCGAATGTCAACTTCAAGGAAGTATCTGCAGAACTGAAGAAGATACAAAATACATCAACGCAAAGCATTAACAATCTGAAAGGGTATTCAAGTGCATGGCGTGAGATTGCTAATAGCGTTGATGTAGCCAGCAATGAGTTTCGCCAGGCTACTGCCGAGGCTGATCGTCTTGATAAAAAGCTCGCCGAGATTCAGGGCAAGCAGATTGGCGGCAGAGGCGGCCGTGGCGGCATTGGAAAGGCTGCGCAGATTGCGGGCACAGTTGCGGGTGCAGGCGTCTTTGGCGGCTTCGAGGGTGGCGCTGGTGCGCTGATTGGCGGCATTGTTGGCGGCGTCCCTGGAGCGATTGTTGGCGGTGGTATTGGTGCGCAGGTTGGCGGCACTCGACAGGCACTTGGTGGGGCTTCAACTTATGCCGCTGATTTATCAAGGCAGCAGCAAGCGTTGAGGCTTGTTACCAAAAACGCAAGTGAATATCAACGCGCTCTTGGGTTCATTGATCAGACAAGCAGAAGCCTTGCGATTCCGCAGGATATTTTGACGCGGCAGTTCACGCAGTTGACCGCTTCTGTCAAAGGTGCAGGCGGCAATGTACGTGATGCTGAGAAGGCATTTATTGGTATTGCATCTGGTATTCGCGGTACAGGCGGCAGTCTTGAGCAACTTGATTCCGCACTGACTGCAACATCGCAGGTATTCAGCAAGGGCAAGGTCAGCGCTGAAGAACTTCGTCAGCAGATTGGTGAGCGCCTGCCTGGTGCATTCAGTCTGTTTGCTGAGTCAATCGGCATGACTCCTCAGCAGCTTGATAAAGCACTTGAGAAAGGCCAGGTCAGCTTGCTCGACTTCCAGAAGTTTGCAGAGAAGCTGTTTGAAAGGTATGGCGAAAACGCCAAGATCATCGCTGATGGTCCTGATGCTGCTGGTGATCGCCTGAAGACATCATTGGCTCGTTTGCAACAAAGCGTTGGCACGCTGCTGAAACCTGTGGGTGCATTCTTCCAGACGATTTTTGCTTCGATTGTCGACGCGATTGATAAAGCAACAAGAAAACTGAATCAATTCCTTGGTCTTGGCAAAGATCGCACGCAGCAGATTGCTGATATCAATAGCAAATTGTCGATCCTTGATAAACAGTTGGAAGGATACGACAGACTGCGTAGTTCAGGTCAAGCTAGCGGTTTCCAAAAGAATTTTATTAAGAATCTTGAGGCACGTCGCATTCAGTTGACAGCGCAACGTGATGCGTTGAAGGCTGCTGAGGCTGCAGTTAGCACGGGGCAAGGTGAACCCCCGTCAAGGCTTCCTGGTATCACACCAGAGGCGGCAAAAGAGAAGAAGAGCAAAGCTGATCGAGAGCAAGAAAAGATCCTGCGTGACTACAATCGCGGCCTTGAGCGTGGTGCGGATCTTGCCGAAAAACTGCGTCGCATGATTCGCGATGTCAATCTTGAGACTGCAGGGATTGGCGAGACAGCAGAAGAAGCAATTGAGCGCAAGTTCCTTGAGGCTTTGAATGACATCAACGACAAGGGCAAGGATCTGAACAAAACAATCAAAGAGTTGCGGCAATTGACTGGCGGCCGCGTCATGTTTGAGGGGCTTGTCAATGCTGATCGAACAGGTCTTGCACAGCAGTATCTGCAAGCGCTTGGCGTTCAAGCACAGAGGCGTCGTGACGAGGCGCTGGGACAGCTCAAGTTTGATGAGGCTATCTCTAAAGCTCAATTCAGCTTTTCTGATACCACCGCTTTCGATGCTGGCGTTCAAAACTATCTGAGCGGCATTGGTCAAATTGATGATGCCTTGACTTCCTTAACCGAGAAAGGATTCAAGGGTGTTGAAGATTCGATCACTGAACTCGTTACGACTGGCACCTTTAATTTCAGAAGCTTTGCCGCTTCAATCTTGGCCGACACTGCAAGGATGATCATTCAGCAACTTGTGCTGAAGACAATCATGCAGGCGCTGGGATTCGGTGGTGGCTTCTTCAAGGGAGGGTTCCTGGGTTCCACAGGTGCGATGAACATCTCTGGTGTGCCGTCTGCCGCGAATTTTGGATTGGGTTCTCTTACAAGCGGAGGAAGCAACTTTTTCAGCGGATTTGCCGCAAGCGCAAAGGGCAATGTGTTCGGCCGCAATGGCATTCAGAAGTTTGCCAGGGGCGGCATTGTTGGCGGTCCCACGATCTTCCCCTTTGCTAATGGCATTGGGTTGATGGGTGAAGCTGGTCCTGAGGCAATCATGCCCCTGCGGCGTGGACGTGATGGACGCTTAGGTATTGAGTCTGCTGGCGGCGGTGTCAATGTCACGGTGAACGTCGATGCAGGCGGCAGTGAAGTTCAAGGCGATGGACCCAATGCAAATCAATTGGGTAGAGTGATCGGGGCTGCGGTACAGGCCGAAATCGTCAAGCAGCAACGCCCTGGTGGCCTGCTCTCTGGTACTCGCTGATGGCTACGTTCGACGACGCGACAGTAGGGACGAGCACAGGCGGCACAACGCCTGACTTTGGATCTGCTCGCAGAAGCGCACCGATTGTCAAGACTGTTCAGTTCGGCGACGGTTATCAGCAACGGTTGAAGTACGGTCTGAACCAGAACCCGAAGGAATGGGATCTGCGCTGGACCGCCAAGTCAACGGCTGACGCGGATGCGATTGAAGCATTCTTTGATGCACGTGCGGCTGATAACGCTGCGTTCGATTGGACGCCTTTGGATGAAAGCACGGCGTACAAATGGATCTGCAGTGAATGGAATCGCGAGTTCAATTACGCGAACGTGCATACCATTACTGCAACGTTCAAGCAGGTGTTTGAACCGTAATGGCCTACGCAGCCTGGCAAGCCAGCACCAGCTACGCGGTCGGAGCCATCGTCCGCGCTACGACGACACAGGCCAGCGGGCTGGTGTTCCGCTGCACGATCGCAGGCACCAGTGCTAGCACGCAGCCAGCTTGGCCGACCGACATCGGCAGCACGATCGCAGACGGCGGCGTCACATGGGCAGCGATCAGCAGCGTTTACGAAGAGCTGGCGGTCCTGGGTCCGAACGCGATCATCGAGCTGTTCGAGCTGCAGCTTGACACCACGCTGCATGGCGCCAGCACGACCTACTACTGGCACAACGGCGTGAACGCAGCCGTGACTGGCAACATCGTCTTTGCCAGCAACACCTACGTCAGGCTTCCGGTGGAGGCGACGGGCTTTGATTACACCAGCTCTGGCAGCCTGCCGCGCCCGACGCTGCGGATTAGCAACCTGTTCAGCGACATGACCACGCTGCTGCTGCTGGTCAACGCGACCACGCCCGGCAACGATTTGGGCGGCGCCACAGTGCGGCGGATCCGCACGCTGAAGAAGTTTCTCGATGGCGAAGCGGCGGCCGACCCTAACGCTCGCTTCCCGACGGAGATCTGGTACGTCGACCGGAAGTCCAACGAGAACCGCGATCTGGTTGAGTTTGAGCTGGCAAGCAAGTTTGACCTGGCCGGCGTCATGCTGCCCCAGCGGCAGATCATCGCCAACGTGTGCCAGTGGAAGTATCGCGGCGCTGAGTGCGGTTACACCGGCAGCAATTACTGGAACGTGAACGATCAGGTGGTCGGCACCTTGGCCGCCGATGTCTGCGGCAAACGGGTGGAGAGCTGCAAACTGCGCTTCGGTGCAACGGCTGAGTTGCCGTTCGGCTCCTTCCCCGGCGCCGGCCTGACCCAGTGATGAAGCTGACCGACACGCTCAAGGCTGACATCCTGGCGCACGCGCAGGCCGAGGATCCCCGCGAGTGCTGCGGCCTGATCCATGTGGTCAAAGGTCGGCGCCGCTACTACCCGTGCCGCAACATTGCCGCCACGCCTGACGAGCATTTCATTCTTGACCCGGCGGACTATGCAGCAGCCGAGGATCTGGGTGAGATCGTGGCTGTGGTTCACAGTCACCCGGTCACCCCACCTGAACCATCAGCAGCGGATCAGATCGGCTGCAACAACAGCGGCCTGCCGTGGGTGATCGTCAACCCCAAGACCGAAGCATGGGGCGGCTGCGAACCTGCAGCGTTTGAGCTGCCCTACGTCGGCCGCGAGTTTGTGTTCGGCGTGGTCGATTGCTACTCGCTGGTGCGGGACTGGTATAGCCGCGAGTGGGGACTGGCGCTGGCGAACTTTGACCGGCGTGATCGGTTCTGGGAACGGGGCGAGAACCTGTACCTCGACAGCTACCGCTCGCAGGGTTTCAG